CTCAGATACGAACCTAGACAACGCCTACTCTCGACAGCGGATTACACCACTGGGACTGTAACTGTGACGAATAACAGTATTACAGTCACCGGCTCAGGCACGACCTTTACCGCAGCTATGGTAGGCAGACACTTTAAGGTAAATGACCCCAATGGAGACGGCATGTGGTATAAGGTGGCTTCGTTTACTTCTACGACAGTTATTACACTAGAACAAACTTATTCAGGGGCTACGACTGCGGGATTAAGCTACGCTATCGGGCAATTACCAGACATTCCTGGGGAGTATCACGAATCCTTAATAGACTACGCTTTATACAGATTCTATTTAAGACGCAGAGACTTGAAATTAGCCGGAGAAATGAAAGCTGTCTTTGATGACGCAGTAGAAAGATGTAAGGCTGAGTATTCTTCCAAGACTTCTTCTCAGTACATCGGTGTTAAGCAGGTACGGAACACACCTTTCTTCAGGCAGGAGCCCCGTAAAGTGACATGAAGCAAGTTCTAACAATTGTGGAGAATCACGGCGGATGGAGCGAAGACGTTAAGCAAGGCCCAAAAAACTCATTCTACTACTCTCGCCACATAGATTTCCGTAAGTCAGCCACCAGCCAAACTCTGTTACCTAAAACCAGCAAGGAGTCTAGTACCACGGTTACTGATTTAGTAACTGATATGGTTCAACTGCCTTCAGGCAAGATAGTGGGAATCGGTGATGCCGGAGGAGTATATAGTCGGACTACTGGCGGTAGTTGGAGTAAGCACGGCACAACCCTAACTAATACAGCGGCTGGCATGTTTTACGTTCGAGCTCAAGACAGAATATATGTGCCGGGGCTTACCACTATGGGGGCAGTTTATGATGCAGATGGGGTGTTCAGTGGTGGGACGTTCACCCCCACAAACTCTGTGTTTACTAATCAAGTTGACCAATCAGCTGCTTCTTCCGCCAACACTTACACCACTACGGGAGCGGTCACAGAGACCGCTACGCATAAATTAAGCATCACTCCAGCTACGGAGCCTTTGTACTCAGTTAAAATCTGGGTGACTACTAAGGGTACTGGCGATTTAGTCCTGACTATGCACGATGCAGCCAATAATACTCTGGGGAGCAAGACTGTAGCTAACGCCTCCTTAACTAATGGAGCACTTAATGAGTTCGTCTTCTCTACCCCAGTTAGAATGAATGTTAAACCTAACGCTTCCACTTATCATTTCCACATTACCCATCCTTCGGGGACAGCTTCTACTATTGGTGCAACCACAGCTTCGGACTTCTCAACAGCTCGCTTCCAAAGCATGTCTAATAGACTAGTAAGCCCTATTAACGGACTCCACCCCTGCATAAACTTTCTGCAATACGCCTGTATTGGTAATGAGCGTTATCTGGCTGTCTGGGAGCCAATCTCAATGTCTGCTCCAACTGCTACTGAGTTTCAACAACATCGCCTGACTTTTCCTCCGGGCTACGAAGTAACCTCTCTGGCTGTTTGGAATGAATACCTAGCAATTGCCTGTGAACGCCGTTCGACTACTGCTACACAAGAGTTTCAGGATGGGAAAATATTTTTGTGGGACGGAACTTCTCAAACCTATAATATAGTGATAGATGTACCAGAGGGAGCACCGTATTCAATTTACTCTCATAAAAACGCTCTCTACTGGTTTGCGGGTAGACACTGGTGGGCGTGGTCAGGCGGACAACAAATAGCTATCTTCCAGTTTAGAAACACTGACTTTGAATACTCTGGCATCAATAACTTTTTGATTGGCAACCCTCACATGATGGGAGTTAGGGGAAATATTCTACTGGGGGCCTTCCCGTCTCAGACTAATAGTACATCAGTTGAACATGCTGTTTATTCGTTCGGATCACGCAGCAAGAACTATGACGAATCTTTTGGGTATTCTTACTCAATTTCGACTGGTACTCGCACTTTCGATGGAACCAATGCACTCAGGTTAGGCAGTATAAAAAGTCTTGGCGATAAACTTCTAGTGTCTTGGCGGGACGATACCCAATCATCGGGAGAGAAATATGGGGTAGATATAGTCGATTCCAATAATAATCCTTTCAGTACGGGAACCTGGGAATCGCTAATCTTTGACGCTGGCCGCCCAGACAAACAAAAAGGAGTTATTAAATACCGGATTGATTTTAAGGCTTTACCTACGGGAGCTACTATTACCCCTAAGTATCAGATTGACCGTTCGGGTTCTTATACTTCTGGTACGGCAGCCACGGCTGGTGCTACCTCTGTAACTCTTCCTATCAATAAGCGTTTCAAGGAGATTCAATTAGCCGATGATTGGGTGGCTACAACTTCCAGCCCCGAAATCTTAGCTAGAACTTTGGTTCTTGAGGACTTACGCAGTGAGCAAGATTAAGTTCAGGAGTATTAAGGGTACTTCAGTATCGGACAAATTCAAGCAAGACCGATTCCAGCGTTCGTTAATAATGCCTAAACGAAGAAGTTTTCCTTCTTCCTATCCGTTATTCTCTAAACATGCCCTTCTTACAGGGACTCAGTATCTAAGTTTTGATACGTCAGCTGCTGTGGTCTTAACCTCTACGGTTACTCACAATCTTGGATTTGCCCCCTTGACTATGGTTTGGATGCGTACTGTAGAAGAAAGCGGTAACATTGATTTTTATGATGACACAGCAGACATCTTCATTCTCCCCCGTTACGGCTTTAACGTCACTACAGGGGCTATGATTAGCGAGGATCGTTTCTATTGCACTACTACCGATCTTATAATTGAGAGAGAACAATATATAACAGTGGGCGGTAATCCCCCCCGGGGTAATTTTTACAAGTTCTTTTTGTTCCCAGATGGGTTCCGATGAAAGTGGTTAACCTAAAAGATATTGCCAGTACCACGGTAAGCCGAGAGAGGTTAGATTTATTTCAAAACTTCTCTGGGCGGTATCCTTTTTTTGCTAAAAACGGCATTGTTGCTAATGTATCGTTAGATTACGATTCTTCCGCTGTTGGTAACTATGTTGTTTTTATCAATCACAATTTGCGATTAGTGCCGCCAGTCTTAGTGTGGCGAAGAGATGCCGATGGTGGCGACTATAGTGATTCCAGCCGAGTAAGCCCAGTGCCCTACCACGAAGTAGAGGCTGGCTTAGTCGCCCGCAAAATAGGTTTTATTGTTAATGACCAGAGCGTTACTATTATCCGCACGGAGTATGCAGCTTCAGGATCTGGTATAGCTACTGAGTGGTTTAAGTTAGTTATTTTGCCGGGAGTGCTAAATGCCTAATTTACGGAATATTCTGAACCAACAACAGGCTATGAAATCAAGACCAACCCCTAGCGATTTCTCTGCCGCTAACTTTAGTGTTCTGGATAAGTTTTGTGCCTTGAGCGGCACTAGTTCCATGACTTATACTCTAAGTGCTACTCCGAGCAGCTTTACCTTGGAGATACCATACGATTTGAGCTTTGTACCAATGGCTCTGGCTTTTGTGAGCCTTGATCCGCTAACTACGCTCTTGGGGGGCTGGGAGCCAATGCCTAGAGTGGCCTATGGTTCAGGAAACATAGCCTCAATTCGACAAGCCTCTGCTGGATCAAACTTGCTAACAGTTACCTACAACCAAATTGCTGCTGCACCGGGCGGAACTTTCACTGATACCTACCGCTATTTTTTGTTTCAGGATCAATATAAAAATGAATAGCATGTGGTATAATCTATGTTATAACCCACATGGTTCTGCCGGTGGGCTATTTTATTTAGGAGAATTATGGCAACCTATACAACTCAACCAGTGAACCAAACCTTTGATGATCCTACCCGGACTCAAGGGATTACTGATGCTTATAAAAGTAGTTATGGACGTGATCCTACTTCGGACGAACTAAGCAACTGGTACAACGACCCAGGCGAAGTAAGAGATATTGGCAACTATGTCGGTTATCAGGCTAGGATTTTCAATGCCTTGAAAGCTCAGGGTAGACAACCAACCTCTTCTCAAGCTGATGAGTTTGCTAGAGTCTACCCCCAAGGGACTAATGATATAAACCTACTAGAACAACGCAGTTACAATCCATCCGCTGGTGATGCTAGTTTTGATGTTAATCGAGCCAGTGCGTTAAATGAAAAGCCAATCGATGTCTATAATCAAGCTCTTGAAGGACTGGGTATAAGTGATGCCCGAACTACTGTCCAAAATTATCGTAATCAGATTATGAACACCCAGAACCTATTAAATAGCTTAGAGTCAGACATTTCAGGCCGAACTCAAAACTCTCTAGTAACCGAGGGTCAGAGACGCAAATTACTAGCGTCTGAGG